CATCAACGATCTGGCGAAGCGAAATCTCCAGCTTCACAACAGCGTTGTACAGCGTTACAATTTCAGCGCGGGTAGCGGTAGTCGAAATACTCATTTCATTTCCTTTAAGGTTCTACGTAGAATTTCACTGGAACAGTCCAGGGCTGTGTTACGGCAGGAGCTGTACTGCTCAATCGTGCTGAGCATCCAACTCCGGCTCTCTTGCACAGAGCCGGTCTGGAGGGTATCCAGGGGCCGGCACTCTGTCTTGATCTGCACGCACGCTTGTGGCGCACCCAGATCACTGCCCGATGGAACGGACAGCTGTGTTGAACACCCGCACCCAATCAGGGTCAGGGCGAGCAAACCAATCTTCTTTAGCATTCTTTGATTCCTGCGTTTCCAACCGAGCAGCCTGCACCGCAGAGCGCACAGAATCGCGCTGTACGGCTCTGGATTCAGCCAGGGATGCATCGGCCTTCAGGTTCTGCTGTAATCGCTCCTGAGACTCCTGGATGCCCTTGCTGAGCATCTGGGCTTCGGAGCGGCTTTGTACCAGCGAGTCGTACTTCTGGATGCTGCAGTACCCGATCACAAGGACCAAGAGAGCGAGCACGAGGTACCGAATACCCTGCTGGATAATACTGCTGTCAATCATCGCAATCCTTCTCGAACATTTCCTTCTCAGCAGCCCTGCGTTTCGTGAGGCCTGGGTACACTTTCCCTTTAGCCTTGTTCCAGCGTAGGAACTCCCGAGCTGCAGCGTGGCATTCACCAGCGTTCAGCTTCTTAAGCAAGGTACTCTTCTTGAAAGCGCCAGGACCCACGTTGAACACGAACGACACTAGGGCATCGTACTGGCCCTGTGAGAGCTTCTGTAGTACATGCCGTTGTACTGCTATTCCGGCGTACGTTGTGTCTTCTCTGAGGCGCTCCTCGCACTCTGCAAGGGTAGCCTTCTGCCCCACGAATACATTCCTGGTACTGCCTGTACAAATAGTTGGGACTTGCACCACATCGAGGTACGCATTCAAAGAGGTACCTTCGTACTTTTGAATGAAAACGATACCAGCAACGCTGAGTGCAAGAACCAGAGGTACTGCCTTCTTACTTGACATCGCAGTGAACGTGCTCAGCAGCTTCTTTCTGCCGGAGCTTGTACGTTCTGAACTGCCAGTACTGATTCGCAATGAACGATAGGATAGCAATACCTGCACCTACGTACGCAGCGAATTCAGCAGCTGATAACCCGAACAGCACTGCACCACCCGCAGCGGTGTACGTCACACCACTCGTAGTTTGCACAGCATGTTCAGCAGCGGATTTAATATCCATTACCGTCTCTTTAGTTTTCGTGACTGCAGGAACGCACGTACACCAGAGGCAGGTTTATCTCCTCTGTTTCCGTACCCCATAGGATCACGCATGAAGTCAGTGACAGCTGCAAGCGCTCGCTGTTCAGCGGCCTTGTGCTCATCGGTCATTAGAACGCCCTTCCACTTACGCACACACCCAGCCATTGCTTCTAGCCGGTCATCATGCGCAAGAGAATTTCGATCTGTGGTTATATTGCTCAGTTGGTAGAACACGCTGTACTGAGGTCGAGCTTCAATGCTGTGCTGCTTCCCGTACTCTCGGTCAGAGTCAAGCACTCGCTTATGTATAATCACCCTATGGCGTTGCATAGGGGATACTAACGAGTCAATGATTCTTCGCTCTTTCTGTCCGGTACTGTACTCACCAGCAACACCTACATGCCCTAGCTCACGCTTAGCAAGTTCAGCCTTCAGGGTCATCTCGAACAAGCCATGCCCCATGTTGGATTCGCACAGGATGGTCGTAACACCCAGGTCTTTCACAACACGGCATAGCTTATCTGGATTATCTCCTGACAGGCCACCTTTAATGCCGCCTACGTCCAGCACATGAATGTACGGACCGACAGCTGTACTCACCCCAAACGCAAGTTCATCAGAGCCGCCACCGGCAGGATCAATGAACATGAACACTTCAGTAGGTCGCACGAACGTGCAATCAACTGGAGCAGGGTAGTACATCTTTGTGTTTGGGATAGGGAAGTCATTCCCTAGTTCCACTTGGTATTTCGGTGCAGCTTGGTACGCTATGATCTCAGGAATGCTGTCTGCATCGAAGTTCGCAACCAGAAGGTCACTCAACTTCAACTGCTGGCGCTGTGCATCCAGCAACGAGGTATCTAGCATGTACTGCAAGCTGAAGTCCTCAGGTCCTTTGTCTAACTCTTTCTCGACAAGCGCCGATTCTGTGTATCGTTCAAGGTCCGTTGGTTTACCACGGGTACCGTCAATGCCCCCGCCCTTTTGGAGGGAGGAGTCTGCAAGAACGCGTTCCGTAATACTTGGGGCAAGTCTATCACCGTACTTCTCCATCTCATCTTGAGTAGGGTACCGCCCAGGCCAAATACGAATGCTGTACCCACGCCCAGGTAAAGAGTTGTACACCGAGTCCTTAGACTGTGGCGTACCTAGGTATAGGATGTCACCGTGCGTACATATTGAGCCGAACTCTTTAGTGAGCTGCAGCAGCATAGTACGTTGGGTCACAGTGAGGCCGTTCTTAGGGGACTCAATATCATCAGGAATGAGTAGATCAGCACGCTTGCCTGGAAGGTTCGATGTGATACCCACGCACGCAACAGAGGGAGACTTATCCAGCCCCTTCAAAGCGTAGTGCACATCGAATGCCTCGACAGAGGTTCTGTCACCCATACGCTTATCAGGACGTAAGCACTCAAGAATATCCCACTGCATAATCAGTCGAACAATCAGAGTACTCACCTCATTAGCTTGAGTCTCACCTGCAGATACCACTAGGGTACGTGTACTAGGCCGGTGCACAATGCACCACACAGCGTACAGCGCAGCTAAAGTACTCTTAGCCTCGCCCCGCTGAGCCATCACCATACGCAAGCGAGGACCATCCTGCATGAACTCGCAGATGTCTTCTTGCATCCAGGTTAGACTGAACCCTAAGAAAGCCATGCCGTCTCTGGCAAAATCAGAGAAGCGTTCGTAGTGCTCAGCGAGGAGTGCTACGTGAGAGAAACGCTGCTTGATGTCCATTATCCGTTCGTACCTTCCTGTAGATCAGCAGTCGCTAGGGAGATTACATTCCCTACAGTGTTCTTACCAATCTGTTGTTTCAGTTTATCTCGCAGAGCACTGAGGTCATCAGCATCTGCAGGATCAGCAGTAATTGAATTGTCTTTCAGAAACTTGATAGCACTGGACAGCGTGGCAGCATCCGTAGGGATGCCATCACGCATGTCTTCTTCAATGCGCTTAGTAAGGGAACTAGCTACTAAGCGGTGTAGCGCTTCCAGCTCCTTAGACGAAGCTGAGCTTGCCATGATTACTCCAGAGTACTCACAAACGCTTTAGCTTCTTTAGCCGTCATCAGGTTGCCGTCAGCGTCTTGCAGTTCTGCTTCGTCTGCGTTGATCTGCAACTTGAATTGCATGAAATCGCTGTTCGCTGGGTCGAATGGAATATAACAACCTTTATCTAACCGTCGAACAAATGGAAGAACGCTACCAGGTGGGTCTTTTAATAGTTCATACATGATCAAAGCTCCGCAGATGCCGAGATGTGGATAAGCCCATAATCTGTGGCGTTTATGTTATTAGCTGTAAAGAGCGCCACAAATGACTCACTGGTGCGAGCTACTGTCACAGTAGAATCCGTGTTATCAATAGCCTTTCTCCAGTTTGCGTTAGCAGCTAGAGGGTTAAACGTGGTTATGGTAGGTACTGTTCTCATTGTAATTGGGAAGCTGAATGTTCCTGTAGAGTACCATCCAGGACCACTAGATATATGAGAAGTGATGCAATTGGCGGTACTGCCGGAATTCTGGACTGGAGCCACAGACTGTTGGAATGATTTACAGTAATACCGCTGACACAAAGCCAACTCCGTGCCATACGGGCGGTAGTCAAACGATGTGGCTGTCGAGCCTTTTTCTAGCTGAACTCCAGTGATGTAGAAGGTGGCTCCAGATGTTCCTACTACTGATACAGAGCCAGTTGGGGC